CAAGACAATAAGCACCAAGATAAGACTGCAACCAAGGGTAAACGTCGAATACGTTGTTGACAGTTCCAGTAGCTTGGCTAGAAGTGTTGTACTTGACTTCGAGTTCTCCAAGCTTGACTTCTTCGTATAACCCCGTATCGCCGGTAGTCCCTGTAATTGAGTCCGTGTCATTGGCTAAAGCACGCGCCAGCTCGTAAGCAGCGTACTTAATGTCAGGCGGAATGGCACTACAAGTTAACTCAACGCGATCAAC